TGTAGCTGTCCAATCCAATAAAGGATAGCTTTGAACAGTATAAATAGGCAGTTCTAAAGCATTTGTATTATCAAGATATTGTTGAGATGTATTGTTATATGCTGTAAAAAACGCTTGTAAATCTTCACTATACGGGTCTTGCGTATATTGTTGATAGAGATAAGCGGGTAGTACTTGGGTTAACATATTAGCCTTGAACCACAGTAATTAAGCTTGTATTTGTAGAAAAATAGCTTTCTGGATCACCATAAATTAATAGCTCTCCACTTACTGGCGCTGTATCAATACCGTTAATTGCGACTACATAGTTAATTTTAGAAATCTGATTTACCGGCAAAATAGAAGCTACGGCTATTTGAAAAGCTTCTTGTAACTCAAAAGTGTTAATTGGCTGTCCAACAGAAATACTATTGATGTAATTAGCAATAGCTGGGGCGGCTAAAGACGCTATTGCAGTTGCTGATACCAAATTGGTAGAAATTGTATTCCAAGTAATGGTTACATTGACTGTTTGAGATGGCGGATTTACAAAAATAATGTTGTAAGTATCGGGATAGTCATTAACAGAAACTGTAATATTACGCAGATTAGGTGTTACAACGCCGCCGCTAACATAAGTATGACCTGTGGTAGCTACATTTAATTCAAAAGTATTTTCAGTTAAAACAGTGATGGTATAGCTGCCATTAAAAAATGTTGGGCTTACGCTTGCAATCGTAATGACTTGACCTGTAGAAAAACCGTGATTTAAGTCTGTCGTTACTACACCGTTTGCGGCGGTAGTAATACTTGTAATTGCTAAAGTTGATCCTACTAAATTGGATATATCTGGAACACTGTTAAAAATAGCGTTTGCAACAGCGTAAGGATCTCCGCCGCCGCAAATAATTTCCCATTGATTTGTAGCTACCAAACGGACAGATATAAGTCTTGGTTGCACACCTGATACTTTTTGAAGCTGAGTTTTAATAAAAGCTGGAACTCCTTGCGCTGTGACCATTCCAGCTTGAATAACTTGAGCTTGATAAGAAGCAATAGTTTGTGCTGTTAATCCGGGTAAACCTGCATTTGGGTTAGTACAAGTTAGGGTAAATCCTGCTGGTACAGAAGTAATGATTTGAGTAACTGTACCGGCAGGAATAGCCCAAGAACCGGCTACAGTCGCCAAACAGTAAAGTGGGGAGCTTTGCCCAGAAGTTGCAATAATTCCACCATCCTGAACGGTATATTGGTAAGTGCCATCAGAAACAGTAAATCCAACAGGAATAACAAACCCAGCAAGCCCGCTAAAAACGACATAAACAGAAGTGTTAGAACCTTGACCTTGTTGTACGCCATAGACTTGCCCCAATTGATAAAGAATTGAAGGGTTAGCAGTTGCAGGGCTAATAGAATTAACCAAGTCTACAAAAGCCTGATCTTGAATCACCACAGCACCAGCGGCTGTGGAAGCCATATCTTCTACAAGACTACCGGGTAAATTAGTTGTTAAGCCCGGAGCTAAAGCTGTTGCCGCTGCTATTTCAGCATCACGAAGATCTGTTGGTGAAGCTGGTATTGCTCCAGCAGTAGTAATTTGTGCCATTAGCTTGCCACCGTTGTAGAAATAATTGTTCCATTCTGGAATACAGCATTAACATTATAAGTTGGGTTGACTGTATTTTGTTGTTTTAAAACTGTCAAACTAGCAAAATATGGAGCAAATTGTGTCTGGGTTCTATTAACAGCCAAATCTGGTGGAATTTGTGTATTTACAGAATTTTGTGCTGGTATTCCATAATTGGCATAAAAAGGGCTTTCCCCTTGATTTAACCTTAAAGTTTGAGCCAAAGTAGCCAGCCATACATAACTGGTTTCTTGAACCTCTACCCATTTTTGGGTATTGGGATCTACGCCATAAGTTCTCATACTGGATTTCCTGTATTACTTGTGCCTGATTGAACACCTGAATGTTTATGAGTGCTACCAACACTTTTGCCATTATTAGTTAAAGCACCAGTTGTTGCAACATCTCCGTTAACTGTAAATTTGCCATTAACTGTTACTCCTGTGTTATCTACTACAAGACTAGTGCTTCCAATAGCTACAGTCACTCCAGAAGGGGTCAATGTAACTGTGCAATTGTTATTGGTATCTCTAAGAACTACTCCATTGGGAGCATTAATATTGACTGCATTAGGATCTACTGATGACCAGTTTATATTGCCAATAGGCAGGTAAACAAGCGCACCAAGGTTAAAAGGAAGTCCTAATGGTGCTAACCCCTTACCAAGTCCTGTAATTCCCCCTAGTCTTGCATCTGCGGCTATACACAAACCAAAGTCACCTACCTGTACAGGCAGTCTTACATAGGTGCTTTGAGCAATAGGACAAGTTACTGGTGGGAAAGTAAATTCTCCGCCTGTATCAATTTCAAAGTTAACTGTAACAATAGAACCATTTACAGCAATAACTCTGCAAGGAAGCTGAAAACCAAAAGATTGTTGGTTTTCATCCATTTTTCCTTGGATAAGATTTGATATTGATACCGCAAAAGGCGTTTTTTGTTCAGCACTCATATCTGATTTATAGGTGTTCCGGGAATAATTGCTTCAATAATTGTTACCCAAGCATTACCATCTGGGGATCTGCTACTTCCAACATGATGTAATTTGGTAATAAAAAATGTTCCATTGAACGAAATTCTATTTCTATATTGAGAATTATTGTTAACAATATTTAAAACTGGTATTCCTGATTGAAAAGAAATGTAATCTCCGATATTGAGATCCCCTCTCATTACTACTTTTGTGGAAATAGTGTTGATTCCAAGCCAAGTTAAATTACCAATTACATCTGTAAAAGCAATTTGTTTGGTAGCTTTTGGGGTAATACCAGAATCTGTTAAGAAAAACCCTTCTGCATTAGAAGTAATAATTGCTCCTGTGTAATTTGGGTCTTTTTTAATAGTTCTACTTACTTGATTTACTTTGGATGATAAGCTTAATAAATCAAAATTTTGTGCAATAGTATCTTCCGTATATATCAATCCAGAACTAAATGATCCGTTTACAGGCGTAGCTGGATAAGCATTTTGCAAGGATTGTTTTACTGCATCAGTTAACTCTGTTCCTTTTTTCCAATTAAAAGTAATATTTCTAAGTGAATTTGGATCTACATATCCCGGCACAATTACTAAATCTAAACAAACTTCTGTTCCTTGCCAATTTGCAAAAGCTTGAAGAATTGATCCTTGTAAAACAATTCCACGCTGTCTAGGATTAGCATAGGGTAAACCCTTAGACATTCCAATTTGAACATAAATTTGACAAAGTTGAACAGTTCTACCATCTGTAGAAATAGTAGGGTTTAAATTGGCAATATTGCTTAATTGTTTTAAATCTACACCCCAAACTTTGACATATCCATTTGATGCGTATTGATGATAAGCATTTTGAAAAATGTCTAAATCTACTCTTAAAGATGAATAATTATCTGATCCTAAACCAGATTGTGAGCTATAACTAAATGCTGTAAATCTATTTGAATCAGCTAATGGTGGAGCAATAGTAATGTCATAAAATCTCATGGGCTAATCTCAAAATTATTGCTACTATTTCTGTAGACTAATGTTGATGTTTGAAAATACCCAAATACTAGATTAATGTTGAAATCATCTGGTGATGCCACAACAGGATTGGTAACAACTAAAGTACCATTATTGTTATAAATGTTAATGTAATATCTACTGCTATACAAATTCCAAGTAACAATAGCTACATAATTTACTCCATCTAAAGTTGGATTAAATTGAAAATTTGCATAAACAGAAGGATTAAATTTAACTAAAGTAGTCATAAATTGTTTGGTATTTGTGCCGTAGGAGCTTGTGTCCAAGTAGCTGTAGTTGGCAATCCATTAGATACTTTATTCATCAAAGTTCCCAAAACAGACTGAGATTGTGATGAAGTAATCAATGGTTGAGTAAAATCCCATTGATACATATATTGAACTTGTTTATCTCCCGGTGGAGATATATCTCTAATACCAGTTAATAAACAGTTTGCATAAGTAAAAGCAGGAGTTAAAACTGTAAAAGTTCCACCTGTAGAAATGTGCTGTTGAATACCAAACTGTAAAGCAGTCAAAATGGCTTGTTTAATAATTAAACCACCACCTGTTTGAGCAGGGCAAACCATTAACATACTTATGTCTAAAGGTTCTTGAACTACAGCATTTGCGGCTGTTGCAAAATTAGCAAAAGGATATTCAGCTATTTTCCATTTAGCCAATGAACCACCCGGTAATGGCTTGTAATGAGCAAAAAATTCCCCATTTTCAATGCCCGGAATATCCATCATTTCAGTCAATAATGTTACTGGAGCATAACCACCCAAATAATCAGCAAGACCGCCTACAAGCCATATAGGAGCTATTTCAAATGCGGCAGAGAAAGTTGTTTGAGCTAAAGAAGTCATAATTACCTTTGTGTTCCAGCCATTGTTGCAGCTTTTTGGCTTACGCCATCGCCAGTATTTACATAGATATCTGTTTTATTAGGATTAAATAATTCAAGATGATTTCTCTCTTTAGGATCTTTGCTATATGGAGCATATAAACCAGTAGCTCTGTTAAATTCTTCTTCAGATTTATATTTAGCTCTTAAAGCATTTAAACTGGCAGTAGAAACATCTACTGCTGTGGCATATCCTTCTTGATTTAAAACTGTATGGTGTGATCCTTCATGCCAAATTCCTTGCGACATTGCATATTCTTTGGAACGATAGCCACTAATTGCTGTTAATCCAGCGGCTTGAATAGCTGATGCTAATTTAGGATCTACACCTTTTAAAGAAACAGAATTATTAATTGCTTGAATTTTATTGCTTATGCTTTGGTCAATTGGAATACCTTGTTGGTTAGATGAAACTTTTCCAGAAAATCCAGCATCTTTTGCGGCTCCAAACCAGTTCCATCCTGTAGGCTGGTCTTTCAATGATTTATCTGGTATTAAGCCTAAAAATTCAGCAGTTCCTACAATTGCTTTTGCTAGAATTTTTAAAGCTTCACCAAAAGTTTTCATATCTTCTTTAGCTTCACCTGAAGCAAGATATTTGCCAAAATCTTTAATTCCTTCATTGATAGTTTTCATTGCTTCAGCAAACTGTTCGCTATTAAGCAAATTATCAATAGTGTCAGCAATAGTTCTAGCCAATTGCTTTAATTGTGGAGTTAAAGTATCTAAATTCCTGATTAAAGAATTTTCAATGATATTTCCAGCTTCTTTAAGACTTACCCAAAATTGTCTAAAAGATTCATATTTTGCTTCATCTATAGCAAAGTTATTAGCACCTGTTTTTAAAGAAGAAATTAATCTTGCAAATTCCTCTGGGGTCATGTTTCCAACAGTTTGTAACTGTTCTTCATTCATGACATCTTGTAAACCCGGTGTCATTGCCCTTGCTACATCAATGTTCCCACCAGCGGCTTTAACAGCTTCTCTAGCTTTATTAAGAATATCAGGAAGATTTTGAAAAGCATTTTTTCCTAAACTACCGCCTAATACACCAATTTTGTATTGTTCTGTAAGGGTTGTTTGTAGTCTTTGGATATTAGCCATTACTCCTTCAATACCGCCAAGATAAGGCTCACCATAAGTTCTTGCGGCTCTTAATTGTGAAGTATTAACTCCAAGACCTGTAGCTTCTCTACGAAGATTGCTTGCTCCAGAAGCTAATCCACCAAGACCAAATCCACCGCCAATAGCACTATAGGTAAGCCATTTAGCAGCAGACATAGCCGCAGAAGCCATATTGGAAGCAATAGAAGCTGTATATCCAACAGCCCCTTTAAGAGCTTGCCCACCATTTTGAAGTGCTTTATTAAAAGCTTTTTGGCGTTTTTCTGCTTCCTCTAAAGTCTTATTAACTTCTTTCCATTTTTTGGATTGTTCATCAACAGACTTTTTGTATTTATCAAAAGCGGCTTGAAATGCTTTAAATTTTTCGTCTAAGACATCTATTTCAATTACTGATTTTATTGTCATGTCATATTCCTAGTAATTAAAACAAAGTCTTAGATTTAATAGCCCTAATTAAATACCTTTGGCGATATTCTGAAGCATCTTCCCATTTAAAACCTATTTCTTTCATAAACTCGCCAAAATTTATGTAAGTAATATAGTCTAGGA